ATAATCAAAAAACCATATCTGTAAATAAAACATGAGAAGAAATCCAATAAGCCCCCGAGTCAATACAGCACTGGCACCACCACTTAAAATAACAACATACCGTGTTACATATCCAGGCCTGGTCATGGAGAATCAATACTACAAATGGAAGTTTGTTGAAGCAGACGATGATAATTCAGTATATGTAACTGAGTGTCCTGGCTGTGGTAAGGAACTTAAATTTCATCATCACAGTCACAAATGCAAGGGAACTAAACTACCAGAGCCAATTGATCCAGACCTAATGCCAACTCAAGGCAGATTTAAAGTCAAGAGTGATATGGATCGTGAACTCACAGATTATATTACCAGTCAAGATCATAATGTGCAAGTTTCAGAGTAACCAAATAGTTTGCATACATTAATACCTATGGTATAATATATCAACTAGAACAGATAATTCTAGTATATGATCCTCCTCCTGCCCCTAGTTTCTTGCCATTCTAGGGGCATTTTTTGTTGTATTTTTACAAATCACACAAAAATCAGTTGCCAAACACCATCCACCTGTTATACTAACTTCATCGCAAAACAAACAGGAAAAATCATGGAATTCAAATCAACAGTCTGCGGCATTCCTTGCATCATCAGTGTTACCCACTATGAAAGCACACCATCAAGCTATTGGGAACCTGCTAACTATGAATGTGAGTATGATATTCTTGATCGCAAAGGCTATCGTGCCAAGTGGCTTGAGCGTAAGGTTGACAGTGACGAAGACGGTCGCATCCAAGAATTGATTGCCGAACACCTCAAAGAAGAAAACTACGGAGATTGCTAAAATGGATATCTTTTTACGGTAATACTTTGTTTGTTGTTTTTACGCTTTGTCATTACAACAATTGATAGTATGAATTCAAACAATTTCTTTGATAAGATTTTGTTATTAATAATTGGAACTATCTTTTTGCCATTCACATTACTAATTCAAATTTTTGCAATTGTTTTAGATTAAGGAAATCATCATGAAACAAATTTGGTATACATTCGCACTGTTTACAATGACCGTGGTTCTTATTAGTCGTGATCCTAATAAAGTCATGATTGCACTTGCAGTATTTCCTATGGCTTATGCCATTCACAAATTTCTTCAAATCTTCTGGAAATTGGTTGATAAACTATAATATGAAAGACACAATGATTAAATGGCAATATTTTCAATGGCGACCAAAATTGATTAGAAATGACAAATTATCCCTGGATGAATACATTGTCAAATCTATGAATGAATTTGGCTTAGAAGGCTGGGAATTAATCCACATTGATGGACTGACTTATACATTTAAACGTCAGATATGAATATTATTAAAACGATTGCCAGACCATTTTTGTGGGTTCTTGGCTTAACAATTTGTATAACTATTCCATTAGTTGGATGTCTAGCACTAATCCAGATGCACATAGACAGAACTAAATCAGAACAATAAGGCCCTTAGGGGCCTTNTTTATTTCCTATACTTACCGAAAAACTTTCAGAATCTACCAGTTTCCATAAACAATAAATAAAATTATGGAACAGAACATTGTAAAGATTAAAGGTAAGAATGGTGGTGCCAGACCCGGTGCTGGTCGTCCCAAGGGATCCACCAATAAAATTACCGCTACGGAATTGATTGACGCTGCCGAGCGTGTTATCGGCAAACCATTCATAGACAGCCTGCTTGAGGGATATCAAGATACCATCATCAACGGTGATCGCAAGACACGTGTGATATATGAAAAGATGATCATGGATAAAATCATTGGCGATAAGGCCGAGATTGAGATTGTCAACCCAGAAGCAACCATTGAAGAAAAAGCAAAGGCATTTGCAGATGCATTGGCTGCATTGTCTAATAAGGATAAACCATGATTAAACCAACAGGTCGTTTAGGCATAACTGGTGCAGTATCAACATCAAAGTTGCCACATAAAACATTTGAGACTCCTTTTCACAGTGAACATCGTGCAAAGATCAGTGCCGACTATCACGGTAAAGCTATTGACAAGTTGAATCCAAGTGAGGCCTTGGCAAATGCCAAACGATATCCGCAGACAGGGCTTGGCGGATAACAATAAATAAAAGATACAACAGGACAATAACATGCCATTAATTAAAGGTAAAAGCAAGTCAGCTTTTGAGCACAATATCAAAACTGAAATTGCTGCAGGCAAGCCACCAAAGCAGGCAGTGGCAATAGCCTATGCTACCAAAGGTGCAGCCAAAAAGATGACAAGCGGCACACCAAGTCATAGTGAGCACAGCGCAAGACGCAGTGAACACTATCACAATACAGTAGTGGCACAAAAAGTCTATAAAGGCAAAGATAAAATGACCCAAGCTCGTGGTCAATTAATCAACCCAGAAGAAGACCGTTTCAGTGACGGCAAACTCTAATAAGGAACAAAAATGAGTATGAACAAAGGTGAATATAACCTAAACCCAACTGATGCAGTCATGAAGTCTGGATCAGAAAAATATCGTAGCGCAGTTGCAGGTGAAGCCAAGCATTTCCCTAAAGCAGGCCGTTACACAGAACAACGCAGCGAATTGGAATCAGAAGTCCATAGCGCTGATCACCCAATGATGAAGACACGTCAAAGCCATGCAGCAGAGAAACATGCTGATGGACGTAAGAACGAAGACCATCATCACGCCGTTCGCCAACTAAAAGGCTATTAATAAGGAGATATGACAATGGCAACAAGTAAGAAAACAGGTCTCGTCAAAAACGTTGGCGAAACTAGTCCAAGAGATAAAATGAATGTAACTGGCAGCGACTCAGGTCTAGCAAGTTCTGGTATGTTAGGCAAAGGTGTTAACCGTGACAAGTCAACACAACGCTTTTCTGGTAACCAACTTGGTTTGACAATGCGTGAAGACTTCGGTATGGGTCCACGTAAAGGCAATGCAAGCAGCAGCGCAATGCACGAGACAGCACACCCAGCTACATTTGACGCTAAGAAATTAACTGTAGCAACAGCCGCAGGTAAAAAGCCAAACGAAGGTCCTTTCACACACCTTCATTTCGGTAACACTGACAAGATCAACGTAGGAAACAAATAATCATGAGCGGTATCGTCCCAGTAGGCAATAGTCAATATATCAGCGTTAACGGAACTACCGCTGGTAACGTGACTTACGGTCCTAACGTATCAAACACATTCCGTATTGTTAACCAAGCTACAACTTCAACCTTGTATGCCGCTGTTTACAATAGTGCTGCACAAGCTGCCGCATTCGCTAAGCCAGCAGCTGGTAACCAAACTGTTCCAGGTTTGATTGCTATTGCTCCAGGTTGGAGTGAAAACATCAGTGGTAACTTTGGTGCACAAAATACAAACACAATCTATGTTTGCGTAGTTGCAAGTGCAAGCGGCGCATTTGATTGCATCGTAACACCAATCAGAGACTAAGGAACATATCATGGCAAAACAAGGACATGACGGCAAATGGATCCAGGGTGCAATTGAGCATCCAGGTGCATTGCATAGAGCTTTACACGTTAAAGCCGGAGAAAAGATTCCAGCAAAGAAATTGGCAAAAGCAGCCAAAGCTGGCGGTAAGTTAGGCAAAGAAGCCAGACTAGCCGAGACATTAAAAGGATTTAAGAAATGACAACAGCAGTAGTAAGCACAGTGTCAGTTCACAACAGTGGACCAACACCATTATTCACACAAACAACTGATCAATTCGGTGCTACAGTATTTGCAAGCGCAGGTCGTGCACCAACAGTTATTATGGATACTGTTGATGTCAACGTTGGATCAAATGTCACATATAACTCAACAACTGGTGTATTCAGTTTAGTTGGTAACATTACCTATGAACTAACAGCAAGTGCAAGATTGTTGAACTCAGCACCAGATCAAGCTGCCCTACAATGGGTTGACAGAACTATTGGTGGCACAGTTGGTCAACCAGCTAAGTTTGATACAGTCACATCAACAAACATCACATACTACACACCAGCACAAAACACAACAGTGGTGTTAACAGCAGCTATTGGTTCACCAACCAGTGGATTAACATGGGCTTATCCTGCACAGTTGACTAATGCAACTGCCGCTGTTAAGGCTGTCAGTGGCTGGACAGAATAAGGAATAATCTATCATGATGAATAACAGTAAAACAGTAAAGGGTCCAGTAAAGATTGCCAAGGAAACAGAAGCAAAGTGGACCTCTAAGAATTTGTATGCAGTTGATAATGTCAACGTTGCACAAGGACCACGTGTTGGTGTTAATGGAGCAGCAGGTAAACGTGCCAGCTTCCAAGAACAAAAACAAGCTCGTGAACCATTGGCAACTATTATCAATGACGCTTACGAGAAACGTGCTCATGAGTATGCTGAACACGAATACACCAATGGTGGTTCAATTCACGACAACACTTATGAGAAAACACAAAAGCATGGCGTAAAGCTAGGCCGTAGTAACAAACCACGTAAATAAGAATAGAACCTACACCGGGCCACTAGGGTGTAGACAATCTAGCCTCAGACTATCCATGTTTGGACTAGTGGCATCTTTTGAATTATAAGGAACAGAAATGAAAAAGAACTCAACGGCACCTGCCGCCGAAAGCGCATGGGACATTGATCCCGTAACTGAATCCACAACTCCTGAAACGGACGTTGAATGGACCGCAAACCCTGACAAACCTGTTAAGCCTGGCAAGAAACAAGCCGTGATTGACAGTGGCTTTGATCTAGATGGTTTGATGACAGACTTCCCAACTGCAACTGAACTACAACGTTTTGTCTATGACCAAACTGGTGTTGTTTTAAATCTTAAAGGTCGCAGTAACAAACTAAAGTATCAAATTGCTATGGATGTATTGAACGGTGAAACACCTGATTCAGCATTCGTTGGCAGTGAGAATCCATATCTTGATAAGATTGACTTGATTCCAGAAGATCCACTTAAAGATGTCCCACAACGTCCAAAAGAATTGATCGGTCTAAGTGAAGTCACACGATTTGGCACAAACACATTCCCACATCCACATCCAGACTGGAAAGCACAGGACATCAAAGCCAGTGTTGTATTCCGTAAGTATGACAATGGCACAGTGACTTATGAAATCTTAGGTCCTATCGCCAAGGTAGCTGTTGGTACCAAGATCAACAAGTTTGGTCAGAAAGTGCCAGAAAAGTTTACATGGATTGACCCACGCACTGGTGAGCAAATCGTTCGTCGTGCAGATGGCACATACACACCAATCGGTAGTCGTCTACGCAAGTTCATGATGAATCAAAAAGTAAACAAGAGTAATCAGTGGGACACATGGATTGACCGTGATTTCGTATACACTGAACAAATCGGTAACGATGATCCTTGGAGTGTTTGATGACACGTGCTCTTAGACCAGAACGCACGGAAGATGCAATTAAACAAGTTGCTGATACCAAGATTCTGCAAAAAGTCAATGCTGTCCATCGTGAAGCATTTGGTGAAAAGTATCCTGGCCAGATTGAGCATTGTCTACGTCTGGTCGTGGAACGATTGCAAGCTGGCCTTGACAAGCGTGGTTCAGTTGACATAGCAAACTCGGAAACTTGGTTGCTATTGCCAGAAGAAATCAAACACCTTGCAGAAGCAGCCAAACATCTTCACGAAATTAGAAACGATTTACGATGATTGACGAAGCATTACTGTTACGCCATGCTATTAAGTATTGCGCAGAACGGCAAGGCCTTGGACTGGAGTTTGTTGATAAGTTGCCTGTTGGCATTAAGGAAAAGTTTCAAGAACTTGTCTTTGAAGTCAAAGAAGACATGAAGTATAATCAACTCAAATACTTCCGTCCATTCCCACATCAACTTAAGTTCTTTCACGACACATATAAAAGTGATCGTCGTGGGATTCTGGCTGCAAACCGTATTGGTAAAACTGTATCAACTTGTTTTGAAACTGCCTGTCACCTAACTGGTAGATATCCAGAATGGTGGCAAGGTAAACGATTCAACAAGCCTGTTAACGTAATGGTAGCAGGTGAAGGTTGGACCCAGGTTGCATTAGTATTGCAGAAAGAATTATTAGGAACAAATGATATCAAAATTACAAACGATGTTGGCGCTGGTGCTATACCCCGTGATGCTATTGTTTTTGACACTATGCGTAGTGATGGCGCTAATTGTATGGGTGTTGAAATCAGGCATGTGTCTGGTGCAAATAGCTATCTACTATTTGCTAATTACACCCAAGAAGTTCGGCAAATGCAGGGTTTCAAACTCAACCTTGCGGTATTTGATGAGCAACCGCCTGATGACTTCTTTAGTGAAATTGTCACACGAACTGCCACAACGCAAGGCCAAGTTCTCTGCTCATTTACGCCACTTAAAGGACTCAACGGACTGGTAAGTAAGTTTTGGAATCACGAAGAAGGATATGAACATATTAGAGTTAGTTGGGACGATGTTCCAGAATATGATCCATGGGGTGAGCCATTCCTACTCATGGAAACTCGTCGTCAATTGGAGCGAGATTACTTACCTCATGAGCGTGATGCTCGTAGAAACGGCGTGCCTGTTATGGGCAAGGGCGCTGTGTTCCAGATTAGAAACTGGCCCACTTACAAAACTGGCGATTACGATCTTCGCAATATCAGCGGGATTCACCGTATTATCGCTCTTGACCTCGGGCTTGTGAATGACAAAACTGTTATCAGTATGATGTATTGGCATCCACAGGAACGTGAAGCATGGCTACATACGCAGATTGTGGTCAAAGGTGTGGAAGAAGCTAACCCTGTTAACTATATTAATCACCTAATGCGACCAGAAGTATTTGGCACACCTATTGTGTTACCTGCTGATGCTGGCACACAGGGTAGATATACCATGAGTCCGCAAAGTATTCGTGAGTTGTTTGAAGAATATCAACTCAATGTGCATCCAGATGCCATTATGAATCCACCTGATGATCAAGGTAAACGTAGCAATCACAAATCTTTTGGTATAAACGTCATGAGGCAGATGCTTGAAATGGGCAGCCTACATGTCAATGAAAACTGTGTGGAGTTCCTTCGTGAAGCGCAAAATTACTTCGTTGACGATAAAGGCCGATTTAGTGATCCCGATGATTGTATTGATTCCGCTCGCTACGCCCTTCTTGGTTGCCTCAACAATCTGGCTGAGCCATGGGACGGACGCAGCCCACAACAAAGAATGCGTGACTACAGACACCAGTATCAAGCCACCAAATGGCAAAAAGAACAATCATTGCCAGACTGGAAGAAACCCTACAATCCAGCATCCTGAACAAGAAATAAATAAAAGATAAACAACGGGAAATTCCAGAATGTTAGACCTAAAAAATGTCGTTATCAGCAACCTAAACAATCACAAAGGCATGATGTCACGCTTTGTAAAAATGAAGTCGCTGCTAGACGCCAAATGTGCTGCCAATTTACGCTTATTGGCCACCAAGAACAATATTAACAGAGCCAGTGATTACCATTACTTGGTTCTGGCAGTTACACAATCCACAGAGCCAGTTAACGGACTAGACTATATTCACCCTGTTGTCAAGCCAGCAATTGATTATGCTACTGCTGTGATTACCAAAGGCTTGGCTCAGAATGGCGAAATCAAGTTTGAATTTGTGCCAGATAATGAAGCTGATGCAGTTGCTGCTAAACAAGCCACTGACATGGTCAACAAGATCATCAATCAGAACAATGATCCACACTTTATCCTACAACACTGGGTAATGGATGCTGCTCTACACAAGAACGGTGAAATGATGGTAAGTCCAATGCGTGAAAGTTTCACACGTTACGTTACCACTCAAGGCACAGAAGATCAATTGATTGCTTTTGAACAACAAGCTGCCGAAGCTGGACTAAAAGCTCTACGCACCAGCAAACGCAAGCAAAGCGTTGACATGCAAAAAGTCATGGCAGAAATTCAACAATATGTTCAACATCTGCCAGAAGATCAACGTGATGCTACCTTACAACATCACATGGACAACTTGCAAAGTGCAATGAACAATCCAGACGAAACTGGTATTGAAGATTTTCCTAATCTAGAATTGGAAGATACTCAAA